CGAGACCCTTCGCCGCGTTCTTGACGCCGTTCTTGATGCCGTCCACGATCGCTTTCCCGAGCTTGCCCCAATCAATAGCGGCGAATCCCTTCACCATCTCGCTGAACAGCTGCGGGATAATGCCGAGGATCTGCGGGATGCCATTGACCAGCGCCTTGACCAGCGCCCCGATGATCTCGACGGATGCCTGGGCGAGCAGCGGAAGGTTCTGCACGATGGCCTTCGCCAGCTCGATGATCAGCGTGATCGCCGCGTCGATCAGCAGCGGGAGGTTTTCCAGCAAAGCGTCCACCAAGGACCGGATGATCCGGGGCGCTGCCTTGATGAGCCGCGGGAGGGCGTCAATGAGACCAGTGGCCAGCGCCATGATGATGGTGATGGCGGCTGTCACCAGTATGTCGACGTTGTCAACGAGCGTATCCACAATCATCATCACGGTGTCCACAAGCGTGGGAATGAGCTCCGGCAGAGCGCTGGCGATGCCTTGCGCCAATGTCACGACAAGGGTCATGGCTGCATCAATTATGAGAGGCAGATTTTCCACGAGGGTGTTTGTGATCAACAGCAGCGCGTCGACAACCACCGGGATCAATGTTGGTAGCAGTGCTATAATGGCAACCAGCAAGGACTCAAAGAGCGAGGCAGCCGTCGATAGCAGCTGCGGGAGGATTCCGCTGATCGCTGGAATGAGCGCCGAAAAAACTGTAGGAAGTGTCTGCACTATATTGTCGACTATTGGCATCACGTTGCTGATCACGGCCTTTATCGCGGACACAAAATTACTCGTCAGGTTGCTCATATCCGCGTCCTTGTTCCCGAACCCGGCGAGCATCGATTCCCACGAGGCCGACAAAAGGCCAAACGAGCCGGAGACCGACTCGGTCGCCTCTCTGGCGAAATTACCCTCGTATTGGGCCGTTTTCTCGAAAAAGTATTCCATTGCCAACTCGGCTTTTTTGGCTTGGTCTTTTGATATATCACCGTAATCGAGCCCTTTTGACAGCGCGTACGCTTTGAGCGACGTTTCGTTCATCGCCACCCCGAGGTTGTCCATCATCGTGTAATTGCCCTTCGCGGCACCTGTGATGGCCTCAAGCGCGGCTGACGTGTCGATGCCCATAACCGACGCGGCGTCCGTTGCGCGTTGCAACGCTTTTTCAGTGAGCTTTAGCGATGTCTGCTGGTCAAGCCCCGCACCCTGGAAAAGAGCGCCGACCTTGTTCGCAGTGGCGAGATACTCCGACTGCGAAACACCAAGATTCTTGTACGCGTCCTCGCCGGTTTTCTGGATGCTCTTTGCGTACTGTCCAAAAACAGCCTCTGACCCTCCAAGGTTCTGCTCCAGCTCCCCGAAGGACTCCACGACGGCTTTCCCGAGCCCCACAGCCGCGCCAGCGGCTGCCGCGGCCAAACCCGCGACCGCCAATCCGGCGGCTTTCCCGACCTTACCCAAACCTTCGGTAAGTTTGCTCCATCCGGACTCTCCCTTTTCTGCATCCTTACCGGACTTCTCGGCCTTGCTTCCGGCCTTCTCGACCTCTTTCCCGGCGTCGGCGGACTCCGTGCCCAGACTGTCCAGCGCCTTGACGTTTTTCCGCAGCTCAAGCTCGTTCTTGTTGAAGGCCGCGGTCTCCTTGTTAATCCAGACCTGGAGGTCTTGCGCTTCCTTGGAGCTCTCGCCCTTTTCCTTGGCCACCCGCGCATACTCATCGGTCAGCAGGGCGACCTTCTTCTTCTGCGCATCGATGATCTGGCCAAGGCTGCTGATCCGACTCTTGAGCCCGTCGGCGTTGCTGCCCCAATCCTCCATGCCCGCTGCAGCGGCCTTGAACCCGGAATCGATAACGCGGATCTGGCGGTTGAGCTCGGACACCCCAGTTTTGAACTCTGATATATCCAGCCCTACTTTGCCACCAATGTCGTTGTCGTTTTGATTCCCCACGCTCACACCTCCTCAAAGCCAGGACGGTGGCTTGTTCGCCCTGGTGTATGTTTTCCCGTTGATCACCCGCGTGTTCGGGTCTAACTCGGGTGTAAAATTGATAAACGCCAGCAGATTGCTGATGTCCGTCTCGTCTATGTCATGCAAAGTCCATCCGAACGTCTTGAAGATCGTGCGCTTGAGACTGACCAAGGTCTGCCGGTATCCCTCCGGGGTCGGATCTGCTCCGGCCCCGGTCACCGGTTTTTTCCGAGGTTACCCACTGCGGCCGAGCACATCTCTGTGAACACTCGGATCATCTCGTCGAAGTCTAGCCCCTCGTCCAACTCGTCGTATGTGAATTGACGCCCGAAAGCGTCAACCATGATCGCCTTAAGATCGCGGAAGAACCCGCGGGACTCTGCCACTCCCAGCTTCCCGCTCTCATACTCCTCGGCCTTCTCCGCAATGTCGAAGATCCGATCCATGATGCCGGTCTTGATGCTGCAGGTGGAGTAGGTTTTTGTCTTGTTGCCTTGAGCATCCGTGAACGTCAGCACAACAGGTTTCATATGGTTGTCCTCCTCTGTTTTTGTAAAGAGGGCGGCATTCACGCCGCCCTCCCTATATCGTCCTGTTGTACTGGATTATGCCGCGGTCGTGAAGTCCTTCCCATTTGCAGCCAGAGCCTGGCCATACACGTCGACCACGCCTGCGATCGCCACGATAAACTTCGTGGTTGCCGCCAGAGTCGCGGAAGGGGTGATGGTGAGAACCTTTCCAGCCGTGTCCCACGCTTTGGTGAATACCACCGTGTCGCCGCTTGTGCTGTTGATCAGCGTGATGGCCTCGGAGGCGATCTTGTTGTTGAACGTCAGGACGATGGTCGATGTACGGGCGACGCTGGCCGCGCCATCCGCAGGAACGATGGTAGACAGTGATACCGCGGACGGAGCCACCGTGGTACTCGGTGTCTGTACCTGGGTGAACCATCCGGTCGGGTCGAAAGCCGAGTCAGACGTGTCAGCAAATGTGCGCTTGAGCGACGTCAGGACAGTGTTGACCGTCCACTTGAAGGCTGTCGTGACTGCCGTGAATGTAAGCGTGTAGGTCTTCTCATCCACATCGGAGGTCTTGGTAGTCGCTTCCTCAGCGCCGCCGCTGAATGTGCCTGCCAGAAACCAGTAGTACCGGGCCTTGTCCTGTCCCATTGCAAACCGGAATCCGAGCGCGACCTTGGGTGGGTTGGCTTGACCGCTGTCATAGACCCGGCCGGATGCGGCGTCGTAAGCCTTACCCAGGAGCGTGGCCATCAGCTGCGCAGGTACGTTCGCGACCGTAACCTTGAGTTCTGTCTTTCCCTCGGTGACGTAGTTGTTGGCCGCTGCATTGTCGTAGTATGTGGTCTTGTTGTTGACCTCCGGCTCCCCGGCGATCTCTGCGACCGGCGCCAGGTACTGCGGAGTTCCCGCAGTGTACGCGGAGTCGGTGTCGGCTGTGATCAGCGCATAGTAAACGCTGTCAACGCCAATGAATTCGGCATATTTCTGGTCCATTCATCAAACCTCACTTTCATAGATATTGAAATCAGCTGTAAACCCGTAGTGGCCGGATTGCTCATCCAACGGAAGCTGCCGCCCCGATGAAAAAAGGAATCCTGCCGGCTGCATAGTGGTCAGAAATGTCCTCAATGCAGTTTGAGTAATGGCTGGGTCAGTAGAATACAAGGCGACCTGTATTCTTGAAATGAAACCGGTCGGCAGACCGTCAGCATGTCCGGATGGTGCCTGTCCAATCACCTGATACGTCACAAGTGTCGCCGGAAGAACTTCAGAAGCTGCATACGACCCTTGTTCTCGAACCGGGTACCCGATTGTTGAGAGCGCGGCATATACTTTGCCAATTACGTCAGCCAGTTGGTATTCCTCCCTCCACAAGAATTCTCTTTTGGATAGTTCTCACACGGGCCTTGTTGCCTTCGAACGCCTTACGGATACCGGGATCTGCTTTCTGGGTAGGTGAGCCGTATTCAACGAACACAGCATGCCATGCGAGCGGCCCTTTATTAGTATCAATTCCTACTTCAACATAAAACCGATTACCGCTCTTTACGACATTTGAAAGATTCATGCCCTTGCGTGTCGCACCTGTAAGTGCGTGCTCCGCTGTCCAGATGTCGAGGTCCTGATATATCGGCTTTGCACTCTCCTCAAGCGCGTGCGCCACCACACGCTCGATGTTGTTCCCTGCCTTCTCAATTTTCTTCAGTAGTTCGGTAGTGCCCTTCAGATTGAACTTGATAGTCTTTAAATTGGACGGACTCTTTATCCCTGCCATCAGGCCGTCACCACCCTGCGGAGTTTCATCACGATGTACAGGTTCCGATTATCGACGTTCTCAATGCTGATCACGTCATAGACCGTGGCCGCATTGTCATTGATCAGCACACGGTCTGAAAATGCATAGTCCGGCATGTACCAGGTGATCAAGGTTCCACCGTCCTGGATCTGCATGGTTCCGGCATGCAGCGCTTCGGAGCCATGAAAAGGTTTGTACTCGCCAAAGCGAACAGCCGGAGTGGCTGCGTCCTGGTAGTCTCCGTTCATGGCTCCGTTTACGCTGGTTCCAGTTCTATGCTTCAAACGGAATGGGGTTGTCATGGCAAGTGCTTTCGGCTTATACATCCGGCATGCTCACCGCCTTCAATTGAGTCATGATGATATCGAAGGCATCAGAGAATTTCACCTCTCCGCCAGACAATGTCATCAGGTCCGTCACACCGAGCGTCAGGACAGCAACCCCAAGGTCGCTTTCTATCTGCTCAGTTGTTACACCGGCATTCCCGACATACTGTTTCACTGCCAGCAATCTCTGGGAGATGGCTACATCCAGATGGCTGCCCTGCACCAGCATGCCGCTTTTCACTTTGCTCAGCAGCTCAGCATCTGTCATGTTCCACCTCCTATACGATCAGGTAGATATCGACCACTTTGCCGTTGAGCGCGGTGTTTGGGTCCAGGGTATTACCATCAAGCACTGTGACGGAGGTCGTGACAGTTGGCGCAGTGGCTTCTTTCGCATTGTCCACATACGTTTCAATCACGGTGTTGTGCGGGAGCTTGTATGGCAATCCAAGCTTGTCACCAAAGCCGATGGCCGTGGTTGCGCCATTGCCGTCATGATTGGGGACGCTGATGCTCGTGATGGTCTTGAACGCCTTGTTCCCCGCGACGCTTCCAGCCGTGTCGACAGTGAAAGCTGGAAGGGTTTCTGTGATAGCCTCATCAGCGAAGTCGGTACCGGCAACAACCACCTGAATGGCCTTGATGTCTGTTGCAGTTCCGCCTGCAGTCGCTGTCACATTTCTGGGTACAGCCGGATTGGTGATTCCCGTGGTGACAACCAAAGGGGTTCCGGTGCTGTTCATGGCAGCATGAACGCCAGTAGTGGACGCGGCCACCGCATCGGCAGCGGGAATATTGTAGTGAGCGACGAAACCACGATCCACCGCAATTTTGGCATCTGTGGACAGTCTCTGTCCAAATCCGTATTTGTACGGAGTCATTCAAACTCCTCCTTCCTTAAAAGACGCAGGAAGGGAGCCCAACGGCTCCCTATCCCTGCTCATGTTGTTGCAAAATGAATGACATGTTCACACTGGCGAATTACTCGCCAGTATAGGTGTAGTAAACGAAAGCGGTCTTCGCGAAAAGCGGCCGGCCACCAGCGTAAACCTTGCCCCTCCAGACAGTCTTGTCAGCAGCGAACCCGGCGGAAGCGTCGGCCTCGATGATGAACTCCTGCGTTTCGTTCACGATGTACTGGTCAAGGTCACCGTAAATGAACGCATCAGCTGCGATCTGAGTGGAGAAGATGACCGGACGGCCGTCCAGTGTGTATGTGGAGGAGCCGGAACCGCCGGAAGTGACCACCAGCGGACGGCCTTCGGCATCCGTAGCCTTGCGGAACTTCGAGAAGAAGGTTGCACGCCTCATCATCCAGGTGCCATTGTCTCCATACGGAGATTCCACGGCAGCCTGAACATCGTTGATGAGATCCCAGTCGACTTCATCATAGGTTTCTGCTGCAGACGGAGCCGCAGTGATGGCGGTGACAATTCCCTCGAACTTGCTGGTGGAAAGCGAACCATTCACCAGATAGTTCTCGATCTGCAGGCCAACGTACTTGCCGATTTCCATGGCAAGATAAGCTTCCAGACCGGCGATGCTGTTCTTCATCAACAGGTTCTTCACAGAAACCGTTGCGACAACAGCTTGCTGGTTGATGGCCACTTCGGTGAATGTGAAGGTAAGGGTATCGGTGCCATCAGACTCATTGGTGGGGGTACCTGCGGTGCCGATCGGGATGGTCACATCGCCATTGAAGTTGTACTTGGTGACCTTTGCATAGATCGCCCCGTACTTGGTGATGATAGCCTTGATCTGGCTCAGAGTAGTCTGAGGCACCAGGTATTCGGCGCCAGATGTCACGGACAAGCCGTTCATGTCCGTAATGGCACGCTTGCCGAACGCCATGACCTCGTTGTCGGATTCCGCAACCTTGCCGCTCATGAACGAGCGGAAGAATGCATCGCGGTAGTGGTCGGAGCTGCGGAAGTTTTCCTGGTTGATGTCAGCACGCATGTTTCTCACCCCTCCCTTGGGTGTGGAATCTTGGGGAGCATCTGTCAGTTTCTCGTTGATCTCGTCAATCTTGTCTCCGAGAGAACGCAGCTGCTCCGTGTTGGTGTTCAGTTCGTCCGTGTTCATTGCAGACCGGTGCTGTTCGCACTTTCGCTTCAGCTCCAGGCGTTGCTGCTCCAGGTCGGTTTTCTGGCGACGCAATTCCGCCGCCTCTTTCTGGCTCATCATGTACTTCAGTCCTCCTTGTCAAATCTTTGCAAGTTCATAATCAAGCAGGGCAATCGCCCGCACCTGTTCATCCGTTCCGCCGGCAGTTGGCGGCTCATCGCTGCTTCTCTGCGTGCTCGGAGGTAAATCCATGGCAACAGCAACCGTGGCCGGGTATGCCGGAAAGGCAACCAGACTGACTTCCATGACATCTGTGATGTGCATGATTCTGTCGACGCGCTTATCAGAATCCTGATCAATTCGGTCTGCGAAGAACCAGAAGGACATGCCGTCCAGAATCCCACGCTGAACCCGGTCGAACGCATAATCGTCCAGTTGGGTGTCTCCAAGGTCCGCTTCAATGAAAAGACCGACATCATCCACCTGCGCCCGCATGTTCTTTCCGCTGCGGGCCAGTATGAGTCCGGTATCATGGTCCAGCAGCAGGAGCAGGTTGGATAAATCCACTCCCTCGAGCGCACGCTGGTCAATCACTTCGGTCCACTCACTGCCGAGATACGGATACCCGGGCACATTGAACAGAATCGGGTACCCGCGTATCACTCGGCGGTTCTCTTCCTGGACTGCCCGCATATTGGAATCATCAAACCTCAGTGCCCGTTTCTCCATCGCTTGTTTCTCCTGCGCCTTCATTTGCTGCACCTCCTTTCTTTTCATCTTCAGGCGGCTGGGCAGTATTGGCTCCCGCATCACCAAGCGGCTCGAAGTTTTTGTTCCCGGTGAACTCGTCCAGCTTCTTCGGCCCTCGCGGCAACCCGATTCGGCGCCGAATCTCGTTCCGGTTCATGATGGTTCCATAGACCATTTCCTTGTAGAACTGCGTCTTGGCTGTCAATGTCGAGATTTCCAAATCAATCAGCTCAGCCTGCACCCGATGATTTCGTTCCAATTCCGGCCGGCTGAACAGCTTGTATGTCAGCTCCTCCTCCAGCTGATAGACAACCGGCTTGACGGTGTTGTCCACAAACTGTTCATACTGAAGTTCTGTGGCGTTTCCGTTGATAATTTCCGTTGACACACCGAAATAGTTGTACAGGCTGCGCGTGATGGATTCCATCAGCTTCGAATCCAGCGGATTCAGTTTCATGTCCAACTTGTGGACATCGTACTCCATGCCAATCATGCCGAAGCCGGTACTGTTCTCCGAATTCAGGAAAAGTTCCTTGAACTCTTCCAGCTTCTTCTTCATGTCCGAACCTTTGAGCTGTGACTTCACCTGGAGAAGAGCCGACACCCGGCCGGAACTTTCTGAATCCTTCACGGCTTGGTTCTGGATGGTGCTGACGATCTGAACGTAGTTTCCGGTGGCTTGACTCCATGTGCCTCCGTTCGTGCCAGGGAACCGCTGCAGGTGGATGACATCCTCGTACAAGTATTCGAATCCCGGATCCGCAGGAAAGCGGATGACAAGACTTCCGTCCGCCAATGTTTTGAATTCATGCCTGGAATATGGCAGTGGATAGAGCGCACGAAGCGAACCATCCTCCGCCCAATCCGGAATGGCATAGGCGTTGTTTGTCAGCAGCAGCCGGGTGATCAGGTGCGTGATGAATACCTGTGGACCCTGCAATGGATTTGCACGAATGGTTAGAACATAGTTCACCTTGTCGCGGAGCATCTGGATGTTTCCCTCCATGTCAGCCCTGACATGGAAGAACGGAACGCATCCGACCTTTTCTGCAATGAAATTGATGGCAGTCCGAATCTCCGGAATGCTGTAGAGGTCACGATTGATTTCCAGCAGACCATTCCCGCGCCGGAGCAGGTCGATTATGCGGGATGCTGTCACCTTGTCCCTCCGAAACCATCCCGCCATATTGTTGAACACTCCCAATTTCTCACCTCCTTTCACGTCTGGTATTCGCTGAACATGTCCTTCACTTTTCTATATGCGATATAGGCAATCAAAAAAGACACGTATCCATCGATGCGTGCCCTGCTTTTCGATTTGTCTGGACGGACATTGTTGTTCTGGTCGATGAGTGCGGCCGTATTGGTGGTGCACCATCGGAACAATCCGTTGTGTCTGCTGAACCTCACTTCGTCAGATTCGAACAGCGCTTTGGTTTCTTTCATCGGGGTGCTGAGTGTGATGGCACCCATCGCAACCGGGAAGGTGACGCCGCGTTCCTGCCGATCCTCCTTTGGAAAGCCGTTCATTTCCATCTCATCCACCCAGTCTCCACCATGCCAGCGGTCGAATCCGATTTTCCAGAAGGTTACCTGGTACTTCTCCGCCAGTTCGATGAACCACTGAGTCACATCGGATTTTCGTACCATCGGCCCATCACATACCTGCAACAGCTGCCGGTTCATGGCATCCGGTGCATTCGTTTCTGTGAAGGACAGATAGGCCATCTTGTCCGCTTTGCTGTTCTGCTCGATGCGACCGGCCGGAACGAAGTACCGTTGAATCAGGTTCAGCTTTCCATTTATCGGAATGATGGCCGATGCGCAGCAAAGGTCAGTTGTTTCCGCAAGGTCGACTCCTCCGACCGCATAGCAGTTTGTGTACTCTTTTTCCTGAATGTCTCCGGCGCACTGGTCAATCGTCTGCAGGTCGAAAAAAATGGCGGATGAATTGCTGGCCCGGTTCAAGTGTTTGGCCAGGAATGACGGCCACTGTGCCGGGTCCGACTTTGCTTTCACATATTCGTTACGCAGATAATCTATCGTCGGCCGATCTCCCAGACCCGGATTCGCTTTTCCCCAACAGCTTTCATCATTCGGATCATCGTCATCGTCGATTTCGAATATCATCGGGAACAATCGCATGGCCAGATCCAATTCGGTCAGCACTTTCTTGCACCGGTCATACACACTGTCGAAAATGCTTTCCCGCGTGAACCCGTTCGTCGAGATGATGATTCCCATGGGCTGTTCCCGTGCGCCGGTGGCTGACGAGAAGACATCATATGTGTTGCGGTCCTTGATGGCATGGCACTCATCGATGATGAACGCATGCGGATTCAAACCGTCCTTCGTCTGACTGTTTCGGTCACCGGCTTTCATGTAGGAACGGCTGTCTGCATGTACCAGGCGATGGCCAGAAGTGTCTTTCCTCCGTCTGAGATGTTCCCGCAGCACTGGACTGTCATCTGCAAAGTCGACGGCATTCTGCCAAACGATTTCAGCCTGAGCCTTCACGGTTGCGAGACACCAGACCTGAGCGGCTGGCTCCCGATCCGCGCATGTGAAGTACAAACCCAGCGCAGAAATGAAAACTGACTTTCCCCATTTTCTGGCGACAATCAGGACCATCTCTCGGAAGAACCGGATCCAGCGTCCATCGTCATTCTTTACTTTGATGCCCAGCACACAAGCCGCGATATACTTTTGTTCACGGGTTAGCTCCAAGGGAAGCCCGGCCCACTTGCCTTCCTTGTGACGGAGCAGCTTGCAGAACGTTTCGAAGGCATCGACATCAATCGGGTCGAACAGGATGTTCTTCTGCTTCAGGAGTTTCTCGACCAGGAGACGCAGCTGTCGCACCGCCCGGCTATGTTTCTGCGGTTCAGCGTCGACATATCCGTGCCATAGCCGGATATACTCCGGCATCTTCATGTTCTCGGCCTCGCAATCAACGTGCTCAGCGCATCGTATCCCTTCCTGGGCGGCGGGATGCTTTCCAAAATGCTGTGTATCTTGACCATGATCTCGTGGCACAGCTTTGAATACAACTTGTATTCCTTTATCACAGGGCTGATGACCAGATTGGTGGCACCGGCCTTGTTTGTGTACTCATCTGTCGGCTTGGTTTCTTTCGTGTACTCCGTGTACAGGGCATCCCTGATGTTCTCGACGCGTTCCAACTCATCGAGGAGGCCGTCAAGGATTGTCCTGGTCTCCATCGACACCTCATCCGCACGCTTGTTCAGCTGCGTCCGCAGTTTCTTTGACGTTGCCGTGCTCTTCGCCATGGTACCCCCCTCTAGTGCGTGCCCCCGTGGAGAAATTGAAGCTCCCTTGTCTCGGTATCCCAAAATTCGTTCAAAAGTCACCCCCCGGGGGGGTTGTGAATGCTTGAAGCCCTATCGACCGGTCATGGGTATCGTTGTGACAATCAGAGCAGAGCAGTTCGAGGTTGGATGGGTTGAATGCGATGCTCCAGTCCGTCTTGTTCTCTTCAGTCAGTGCTATCTTGTGATGTACTTCCTTGCCTGCCCTGACTTTGCCGTTGCGCTTGCAGCGTTCACACAGTCCATATGCCCTGGAGATGATGTATCTCCTGACTTGTTTCCATTCTCTTGATGCATATACATCAGGGAATCGTGCCATGCTTTTGTTCCCCTCTGTCATGCGCCACGTGTGTGCACCTGTTTTGTTGCTTGTGTTGGACGCTGGGGACATTGTGTCAAATACGCTTTGTGTTACTCAACATGGCTAATGATGCTCGTTTCGCTTATACTCACATTTTCGAGTTTGTTTGTTTTTCAATATGTCAAACTGTACTTAAAATATACGAAATTTCTTCATCTTTAAGCCTATTTCCTCTTGGTTAATGCCTATGTATCGAAGGGTTATTGATTGGTTGGAATGATTGAATATGTTCATCAATATCACTATATCGCGGTATTCCTTGTAAAAGTGATATCCGAATGTTTTCCTCATGGTATGGCATCCGATGTTCTCCAGTTTGAAGTGTGCTGCCATTTTATTGAGAATGTTGTAGGCCTGCTGCCTGGTGATGGGTTTGTTGTATCCTTCTCGGCTGCGAATCAAATATTCTTCCGGATCACGGTCAGAACAATACTTCGCAAGGCATGCCCTCAAAGGTGGTGCAATTTCAATGGTTGTTTGCTTGCCTGTTTTTGTTTCCCGAAGTGTCAGGCACTTCTTATCCTTCACTGCAGATATCCGGTTTTTCACAAGATCGGATATCCGAAGGCCTGAGTATATGCCCATCATCCAAAGAACATGATTCCGTTCACATAGTTCAGGATCATCGGCACTGGATTTTTTCATCCAGTCAGCAATTTCCCTCACCAGACCTTCGTCTCTGATTGGTTCAACTATGTTCATTTACTCACCACCCGCTTCAAAAGGAGAAAACAAAAAGCGGAGGCATTGCCGTCCGCTCGATGATTTTCGATGATTTGAATATAACACATAGTTTTGTGCACTTGTGTGCACTCTTTTAAAATGCAACCGAATTTATTTGGTCTTGAAGTTTCGAAATTGCCTTCTGATAGATTTTTTCTGCTCCGCGCCTGCTGTAGTGAATAACCTGGCATACGGAATCCCAGGTGCTCTCTTGGAAACAACGGAGTTCAATGATACGGCGTTCAACCGATGACAATAAATCCATGTCCGCCCATATCCTCTCGAACATCTTTTGCTGTTCAATCAGATAATTGATTTTCCCGATGTAAAAATCTTCTCGCTCAGCAAACCTATCAATCAGCTTTATGACCGCTTTTTCCACACTACTCGGATTCTCCTCCGGTGTAGCATTTCGAGGCATATCCGTTATGTTCTGCGCGCCCAAGGTGCAGTACGACTCATCTTTGCACATAATCAAGTTGTTCAGTTCCCGATTCAGTCTCATTATTTCTTCACCCATAGACGGATATTCCCGAAGAAACCGTTCAGCATTCATCATTTGTCCTCCCAAGTCGCTTTTGATGAACCACCTTTTGAAAAAAGAACGGGCGCGGCAGCCCGCCGAGTGTGCTGTATCCGTTGGAATTGCTGACCGCCTATAAGGCCAGTTCATCCTGCAAACGCTCCCCGGTAACCGCTTCCCGGATCGTCGCGATATTGCCAACCTGGGTCATTTCTTCTTCATCCACCACAGAACCGCAAAAATCAGCGGGATGCATGAACCCATGACGATATGTACAAACCTGATTTCGCATGCCAGCCTTCCATTCCATAGGACCGCAATCCAAACGGTATCAAGCCATTTCAGCAGCATCGTTACCTCACAAGTTCCCCAAATTGCGTATTAACATCCTATACTTACAAACCCGCAGTCATTGCAAATAACCTGTGCCTTGGGCCAGTTTGCACTCCACAGTTCAACCTCTTTGTCCCGAAACGTGGTCTTATTGATTCTGTGGGCGTGGTCAGCATCTATGGATACCGTCAAATCAACATGGATTCGTATGTTTGTTCCGTCACATTTCTGGCAATACATTTTCATCATCTGCCTCACAATCGAATCATTCTGGTTCTTAAAAATCTTTTTATTTATTTTGGTTTTGGGTGTTGACAATCAAACTTGGAAACGGTATACTTAAACCAAGATAACAAATTGCCCGAGGGCAGAAGGAGAAAATCATGAAAACATATCAATGGACAACAGACTCTGGAAAAACCATCGAACTCAGGGCGCGTTGTGTTGTGACGATGGCTGATGATATCCGCGACCTGGACGGTGACAAACTCGACATGGGCCGGAAACAGTCGACAGAAGCCATGTTGGAAATGTTTGTAGACGGAATCAAAACCGACTCTTGCTGGAATACCGCATTTTGGCGCACCATCTCCATCACAAAAATGCCAGGCTACAAAAAGATTTGGGGAATCGAAAAGGTTGCATTTACTGATGATCGCGCCGTTGAGATTGATGCTTTTTTGAAAAGCGTTATTGCCGAAGGAACCGAACCCGCTGTTGTTGAGACACAAACCGCCGATGCCGAAGCCGACAAGGCTGAGAAAATCGAATCGGCCAAGTCTGTCATCACCGAATCCAAAACCACAATCTGCAACCCCGACGGAACACTGATGACTCGCGCACAGGCATCCGCCTGGAAACACCGTTACAACCAAATCAATAACGAGGGCGGGGAAGGATTTGTACCTGTTATCGTAACTGTTGAGGATGTCGCGCTGGCAAATAGCATACTCGGCCAATAATTTATGAGTGAGCCAGCCGGGGCCTTGTACTGGCGTTGGAGGGTATATGGACGACAAATTGACGGCTGCTGATGATGCAATGCTTGACATGATCGTTGGCTACACACGCGCAACCAGAGATACCGCGGAGGGTGTAGCTGGATGGGGTGGTCCACGTCCAAACTCAGGGAGGCCGTCCACGGGGCGGAAGAAAAAGACCTTTTATGTCACAGACGACGAAGCTGATTTGATTACAAAATACCTTGACTCTCTCCGCAAGTAACATACTGTTCCTTTCCGGCCGCTGTGCATCCGCATGGCGGCCTTTTTCTGCGTTACGGTAGTGACATTTATGTCGGTACCTGGTGTCAGTCCGGGTCTGCCATCCATTCCGCTTGGCACTCTCCGATCGTCACGGCTGCTCCGGTGATGGACTCGGTCGCTTCCCGCTTCTTCAGGCCATCAAGGTATGTGTTCAAGTCAAAGGGTTTGTATCCCCCGGCTTTCCTTGCGGCTTCAACCTCGATGGCGATGGCCTCATTCTCCATGCGTTCATGCGTAATGAATTCTGCGGTGGATGTGTTTTCAAATACCAGATTGAAACGGTCCCGTGGCGGATAAGCAATGTTGTTGCAATCGTCAATAAGCAACAGTGTACCGTCCTCATGCAATGCAAACCCGTCGATGTCATGTGACATAAGATGGCTTGCCCACGCTTCGGTTGACGCTATCAGGTATGTGTCAGCCAGTTTGTGGGTCAGCGTGTCTATCACATCGAATATCATGGCTTGTCCTCCTTCGTCATGGCCTCGGCATCGTCCAGCAAGTCATCTATCCCGGGAGAACAATACCCGGTTCTCGCTGACCCCAATTCATCTGCCAACCTTCGCACCATGTCGTGAGCGTTTCTAAGGTTTATGTCTGCAACCTTCAGTCCAACACGGAGCGCATCCAGATCGTCGTGCATGGCAAGCAATGCTTCTCCAGCCGATTTGCTGACTTTAA